CTCTTTGCTATATGTGTTGCTGTCGTTGTCCTTTAACTCTTTCCGCATTTCCAACCAGAGCTCCTTAAATTTTTCAACATCCATGTCATCATCCTCCGTATTTATTTCAGTATTAAGCCGCTTGTTAACCTCATCTGCGATTTCCCCATGCCGGTTGTATAACCAGTCGCCAGGGCATGATTTGGATGCAAACCACCTGTGTACTGTCATATTCTGTTTATCAATCTGTCCAATTAAATTCTTATCAGCTTTCCACAACAATGCTTTAATATTGTTTCTCTTACAGATATCCACCAAAAGATCAATCAGTGATGCGTATGCCTTATCAGATACCGGCCACGGATCAGCGGCTACAGTATTGGCCACTTCAATGGTGATCGCCCTGTTATCATTAGATGAAGATGAGGTACACCATGATCGATTGGCTTCGTCAACATACAATGCAATACGTCCATCGCTTCCAATCCCATAATTACTGCTTGCTTTAAGATTTGGGTTGGCGAAAAGATCACCGCATTCCTCAACACTAAGATTTCCAGCCATACAATGAATAGAAATGGTATCGATAATGTGATTACGCTTTCCAGAATTATTCGGTGATAATTTTGTATATGTTACTAGCGAACTATTACTCATTTGTTTATCTCCTTCTTTGCGTATTTTATCCTTTTGTATTTAACTGTTTTCTACGAGCCGCGTTCAAAGCAGCATTGCGACTCATTATATCTTTCTTACTTCTCTTCTTAGGTGGCTGATTCTTAATATTACAAACTTTAATCAAAGTAAGAAGACGATTAAGATGCCACTTCTGACACTCAAATGGAATATTTAACGCAATCATCCAATAATAAATAAGTTCAGATGTAACTTGCTCTCTACTTGTTTTACTGGTTTTTTCATCCGAAAAATAAGTTGCTGTCATCGGGGCTCCTATATACTCGTTAATCTCCTTAATGTTTCCGTTGGTTAGGTAGTTGTAGACTTCTGGATCAACGTTCTGGGTAAGGGTCATACATTTTATATAATCCAAAGTTTCTTCAAAAGTTTTTTCTTGTTTTGTCAAAAATGGTTTACACCATTTAGATTCCCATTTTGAAAGAGAGACGAGGGAATGCTCCAGTGACAACGTCTGCTCTTTTGTAAAGACGAATTCTTGTTTAATTTCGTCCCATTGCTCAACAGCTGGTATTGTAATTCGAAGCATTCCTCAATCCTCCTTAACTTTTTATTGATGTGTAACCGGAGCCAATGTCGGCTGAGTAGTCTCTACTACCGGAATAATACCGTTCACAAACTTAGCTGCTGCATCCGCATCGGTAGCTAGTTCCATAAATAATTGAGAAAAGGCCTCGGTTTGAGAAAAAGCTGTAGAAAGTTCTTCGGACTTGATAAACCTCTTTCCATCCGGAGATTTTTCACCGTAAGCTTTAAGAATGATCTCTTTGAAAGTCTTAATGATTCTTTCGCCATCCTGTGCAGCAACAATCCTATTGAGCATTTGGGTCATACCACCAGCTACACCCATCTCCATTTCCAAGACCTCTGCCTTAGAAAGATTGAAATAGAAATCCTCAGTCCTTTTATTTCCGTCATAGTCCTCGTAAGTAATGGTTTTTTTCAACATAATAAATTTTCTCCTTTCGATAAATAGAAATAGGGAGCCGCCAGCTCTAAACCCTGAATACGGCCCCGTTCAAGTAGTTATTAAATCATCTTTGTGTTTAACCAGCGCTGATTTACATCATCAGAGTAGCTACTTCGTCAGGCAACGGAAGTCTTGCTTCGGATCCCGCGCTACCATACAAAATATCTTCCAGAGCAGCTAATTTAGTTGGATCTGCCTTCGTGGAGTCGATCATAATAGAAGCGGTTGGTTTAAATCCTGTTACAGAAACAGGAGTTGTAGTGACTTCCCAAGAGAAAGTGATAGCTTCTGGGCTATCGTTAATAGTGGAATAACCCTTCTCGGAAGGAGCAGCCAAAGCACCATAAATAAGATGTAGTTTGTATCCATAGTCGATACCATCAACATCATTACCAAGTGTGGTCTTATAAGAGAGACCAAAGACCTTGCGGTTCTGTTGTCCGATCATGACACCAGTAGCGATTTCGGCAGAACCATCACACTGAGCAAATTCATCAGGATAGGTGTAAGCTTCGATAGTGGCACCGAACTCCTCGGCAGACATGAGATTAAGATACTTGATATTATCAGCATAAAGAGGCGTCGATTCAGCACCAGAAGGACTCTCGGTAACGGATATAAGACCATTCCAGGCAACACCCTTAGGATATGTGCCGCCTTCCCCCTGAGGATAAAGAACGCCCTGATTTACACCGGTTTCGTAATAACGTTCACCGGTCTTGTCCCAAATAAGTTTTGACATATTTATGTCCTCCTTTTTTTTAAAATTCTAGAATGAAAACGTCATGGTTGAGGTTATCCGATTCGAAATGTCGATTAAAACGACAGGAGGGTAAAGACGCAACTTTACCAACAATAGGACTATCAGGATCCTCATCGATGACGGTTACAGAATATTTTCTTTGAGATAAATAAACCCCGTCGTTTGCAAATGTATTCTCGATATCTTCGAGACCGTAAACAATGGCAGGATATTTCATTTTAACTGACTCAGGGGGTTGAAAATACACATTTCGACTTCCGAGTAATTCCTCTAGCAAAGTCTGTAATTTAAGCCTACTAGGCATTGTATACACCCCCTATAGTCAATATTAGTCTCGGGTACTGAACTTCAACATTTGTAATCTTCCATTTAGCACCCATAAACTCAACGTAGCGCATCGAATGAAAATTCTGATTGGCAAACGGATCGGCTACAATGCTGATCTCATTTGCAACATTGATGTTGTCGTTGAGTTGGTCGGTGGTCTGAAGTCTACGAGTATTTCGGACAAGTTCACCGTAATACATTTTCTCGGTAATCTGCTCCTTCCACACTCCTGGCTTTGTTTCCACCGTTTCAGCGTAGCCGATTACTCCGTAAAATTTCGCCATTTTGAATTCTCTCCTTTGTTAACCCTCAGTTGTGAGTTCTAAAGCGATAGCAGAGTAAGGCTTAATCAAAGCACCAGAGCAGCGAGTCTCAATAAGGTACTTTTGAGCATTGTAGTCGATATCGAAATCATCGAACATGTTAACAGCTCCACCTTTATCGGCCCCGATATTGTAATCAGTCAAGTTGACGATAATACCCATAAGGGTATATGTAGTGCCATTGTCGACTCTGCTGAGATTTTCCATTACTGGAACAGTTACGATTTCCTTAACACGAAGAGCAGTAGCAAGCTTTGTAACGGAATCATAGATGATGCGACCTGTGGTGTCTTCCATCAACAGACAATCGGTAAGAACGTCCTCGGTGGTATACAGGGTGGGCTCACCGGAACCCTTGTAGTTCTTGCGGGATTTAATGGCTGCGCGGATAAAAGCCTTAGCCTTCTCGTCAGCTGTGGCATTAGCAGCAACAGTTACAGGAGCTTTGATAGTATACAGATCATCATCCTTCCAAATAGGACGAATGTTCTGCTCGTTGATTTTGTCATCAGAAGAACTCAGACGACCGTCGCCAACCAGAGCAGCACGTGCAATTTCCTCATCTAACATCACGCGCATCTCGGACTTAAGCCAAGCCACGACGTCAAAATCAGTGATGTCAACAACATCGTCACGATCCAGTTTCTGCTTCTTGTAGATAGTAATCGGAGTGGTCGTACGCTTCAGCAGAGTGAATACTTCATCCTTCTTCAGATTGCCCTTGATGTAACCTTTAGCCCTGGCATCATCCTCTGTAATATCGGCCAGAACAGACTTAATACGGGAGAATGGAGTGTGATGGACGGAGTTCATAACCTTCTGAACCCATCCCATATCTCTCTGAATGAACTGAGGGATATCTGTAACATTCTTTGCATCAGGGAACAGATAGTCAATCTGCTCGATACCGTGTGCGAGAACACTATCTTTAAGACTTCCATAACGTTTAGCGTCGGCGAAGATGGCTTCCAGGTCGGAATGACTCAGAACATCCTTCTTAGCATCTTCCTTATCAAACACGTTGTGCTTCATAGTTTTATTTCCTCCTTTAGAATCGTTATTATCGTTGTTATCTTCGGACTCTTCTTTTTCTTCAAGAGCCTGTCCGATCATTGCATAAACTACCGTTTTCTGTTTTTCAGTAAGAGTGTTGAAGACGTCGGCAACGGTTTCCTCGTCTTCAGATTTTTCATCAACTGGTTCATCTTTCTTTTCATCGGCATGAAATAGAGAAATGTTTTTACCAGTATAAATAATGGCTTCCTCATCGGATATCTCGCCGTGCCGAATAACAGCATCGATGAAAGCTCCTGGATTCGCACCGGCTAAAACAAGACTCACTTCGCGAATAGCTCCATGTATAACATTGGAACCATTCTGTTTTAATTGATTGGCATAGATAGATAGAGAAGATACGTCGCCGTGTTCAACTAAAAGCTTTGCGTTCTTCCCAGATTCTGTTTCGTTGAACTTACAATACGCATAGACACCCTCATCGCGGTTCTCAAGCAAAGCGTGCCCAAGAACGTTAAGAGGATCATTGTGCTGGTGATTCCATACAAGAGGAACTGTCTGCCCGTTATTATGCTTAAATGCGTCTTTCATGATGGTTCTTCCATCAGAGCATTTGAGATTGTTTCGGGTAGCCCAGCCACTGAAATCAAATGTCTTCATTTTGAATTTTCCTCCTTCGATTTATTATTTGCTTTCTCGATCTTTTCTCCAGTCGCATCATTTGATGGGTCGGTTTGATCATCCTTAGGTTGACTTAGATTCTTATTCCTGAGTTCGTCTGCTTTCGGGTCATCCGACGGCTTCATTCCAACGATCTGTCTGATTTCGTTCGACGTCATTATCTCGTTTCGAGTAAACTTGTCAGCAATTTCAGAAATTTCGTTAACTGGAACAAGCTTGAACGGATCTCTGAAGAATGAAATCGACTGCAATTGTGACCGAGCGGTTTTGGTTAGAAACTTTCGTTTCATTTCATCAACAATAGCCGAAAGAATAGGTTCAATTGTTCGGTTGTAATAATTGAGCATTGTTTTATCGTCAGCAGTACCATCTAATATACTCTGAGTGATCCCTAACTGGCTGTATAGCATACTCGTTAGATATTCAATCTGTTTCATTAGATTGTTTTCGACTGAACGATTCAACTGGGTAATACGCTCGGTACCATCTGTATAGGCGATGCCATATTTAGAACCTGCCAATTGATTTTCTATATCTTTACGCCGATTTTCGGCTTGTTGACGCCTTGCCTCTGTTTTAATTACATATGGTAGTTGAATAATCAAATCCAACTTACCAGAACTGCTTTGTTCGTCTACAACATCCAAAAGGTTAAGTTTACGAATAAGTCGCTGCATAGTTGAATTTGGTTCGTTAATAACCGCGTATAGAGGGTTTTCTACAATACCAACTGTATTCTTCGGTACCACAATATCCTCTTTACGACCCGTTTTCTCATTATAAACACGAACTTTCACATGACTTGGATACCATTCCAAAATTTGTCCGGTTCGCATCGATAGAATATCATAAGAACCAGTAATTTCGGGATTAAAGGTTGTGTCAACTGGAACAATAGCCACACTTCCTTCATCCAACATTGACATAACTATGTCCTGAATAAAGGCTCTTCCGGTTTGATCAAGGTTGGCTTCAACGGTGAGGCAGCTGTTTAACCCCGAATCGATGACGGATAGGAAACGATTGTTTTCATCAAGTCTTACATGCTGAATGCTAACTGAAGAAGCGTCTAAACCAATCCGATTGTATACTGAAGTTACCATTGAACGCTCATTTCCGCGTGTTAGTCTCGGTCTATCCGGACGATAAGTATAGCTAGTTCCAATATTTTTGTAATAATCGGTGGGGTCTTTGTTAAAAAAAACATTCCATGCATGTTTTAATCTGGAAGTAAATGAATTCTCCATTTTGAATTACCACCCCCTTTTTTTTGTTTAGACCTTATCGACTACGGTTTTTCTGTATGCCACTTTCCCTGACTCATAGATCCCATTTTTTAGTTGGTTCATGTTATACCCTTGATCAGCAAGAGCCATGAAAACTCCAATTTCTCCTCTTTTAGCTACAAATCGTACAACTTTACCAGATGGTGATGTTAAGCCGGAAACTTTATCGTTCATCAGAGAAGCCATCTTTTGATTGTAAGAATTAATAGTGGCCGCACTTAGTTTACCGGATTTATTAACAGCGTTTGGGTCTTTCATTAACTCGTTGGCATATTTCATTAATTCTTTCGAAGATTTCTTACGGGCTTTATCTGTAATTTTCTCGGTGTTTTTCTTAACCCATTTGTTATCTTTTTTGGTCAGGTGGCCAAGTTGAGCTGGGGTTCTTCGAACACCCCATTTCATTCCGAGAATACCGTGATGGGTCAATCCATTATCCATATGCTAATCACCACCTTTA